ACGAGGGCGCATCGATGGCGGAAATCGGGCGCAGGCATCACGTCACCCGGGCCGCCGTTTCGAAGCGCTGCGTTGAACTTTGCGAGGCGTTCGGAATCCCTCCCGTGCGGGCGATGCGCGGGCTGGCGAGCGGAAAGGTGTGCGCTATGGCGAGGGGATTTGAAAATACCGAGCCTGATAATTTTCAAAACAATCCTTGGCGCGATGCTCCTGGCACGAGCACTCCAAGGGATCATCGGGTCACAATCCGCGCTCGCCGATGACACCCCATTTTGACGTTGTTCCTGCGGATATGGAAATTACTGCAGCACCCCTCCCGCATTTTATTGAGGCGACCCCGGTCGGCCTGGTCTTATCTAAGGATTTGAGCTTCGAGGAATGGTCTGCGATAGCGCGCAGCTTTGGGAAAGCCATGCAAGGAGCGCAATGGTGCATCGGTGACTGGTTGGTTTATGGGGAAAATAAATGGGAGCGGCAGTTGCCCCTCCCTGGATTTGATGCTCCAAAAGGACGCATCACCCGTGAGAGCTACGAAGAGGCGATGATTACCACTGGTATGAATATTCAGACGTTGAGGGATTATGCTTCCGTCTGTAGGAGAATGCCGATTGAAGGCCGGATTGATGGCCTTTCGTTTGATCATCATCGTTCCATCTTGACCGCGAAGCCTGAGCATCATGCCGAATGGCTGCAAATAGTTGCGCCACTATCTACGCGGCCAAGCGCGAAGCGGATACGCCTATCCATTCGCATCAATCCAGATAAGCCGCGCATCGTTTTCGATTCGGAAATCCGCCAAAGAGGCGAGCAGGCCGGCCACGACAACTACATTCCCCATCTCACCCGGTTGCTGACATGCCTCCGCAAGACCCTACCGGGAATGGATGACGATCAGCGCGAAGCGTTGCGGGCGGATGCCGCTCAGCTTGTGGAGTTGCTTGAAAGCCTCTAACGCCTCGTCGGCCTCGCCGTGTATTCCCCAACCAGCCCGCCCGGTTGGATGGAAACTTTCTGAATGCGGAAACTCCGCTCCTTGTAAGTGCACGCCGTCGAGATCGAAGGCAGCGTCTCCAGATCCGAAAGCAGGATCTTGAATGCAATGTCACCGTCCTCGGCGAAGCCGCCCTCGACGAGCTCGCGGCCATACGGCGCTTCGTTGACCGCCGCGACGATTGCCACCCCCCCGATGGTCAACGGAACGCCGAAAGCCTCCCTGTGTTCCAGGAAGGCTTCGGAGATTGCGGTTGCCGTTTCTGAGGTCACTCAGCGGATTCGATGGCTGGCTCGTCCTTTCCCTTGCCGGCTTTCTTGGCTGGCTTCGGATCGCGGTTTTTGCCGACCGGGTCGCGGTGCTCGATGGCTGGCTCGTCTTTCGCGAGGCGCGTCACATCCACGGCACGTCCGCTGCCGACAAGATCGGCGGCGAGGCGGGTGTCGGTGTTCTTGATGACGGTTCCCGCCTCAACGTGTTTTCCTGAGACCTGGCAGCTTTCAATAATTCTGATGTTCTTCATTCTGATGTTTGGTTTGGGGTTGCCCTGGGCTGTCCCGGAAAAAGGGGGTGGAAGATTTTCTCCACCACCCCCTTCCCGAAACACACACCAAGGAGATGGTTTATGCGGTCAGCGCGTCCTGCATGGCTGCGAAGCTCGCTGCGCGGCGGACGGCGTTGTCGTGGTAGGCGTTCACCGTCAGGCGGACAAGACCCTCGGTGTCCTTGCTGTAAGGGTTTGCCATGATCGAGACGCCGCCCCACTGGGCGATGACGAGATCCTGGAAGTTCCCGAAGATCAGCGCGGAGCACACGCCGGTGGAAGTGCCTTTGTCCAAGGTGCTTGGAACCTGGGTGGTGACAGCAGCGCGGTATCCGTTGAGCGGCTCGGTGCCTTTCTGCCAGATTTTCTCCGCACTTGTGCCGGACTCCAGCGGGGTCTTCTTGAGCTTCCCGCGAACCTTGGGGTTCGTGAGGTAGCCGAGATTCCCGATGTCCGCATTGGCGACGGCGACGAGGGTTTCCAGATCAACCACGTCATCGAAGTCGATGGCCGTGCCGTTCGTTCCGCCTGCCACGCTGCCGATGCCGGAGGTGTCGAGGATGCCGAGCGGCTGGTCGTTCGCTCCGGTGCCTGCGATGGCGCGTTGCTCGATGATGAGCGCAAGCGCGGTGGCAAGGTCGTTGCGAATCATCTGCTCGACCGAGTAGGACGATTGGATGAGGAGCTGGTTGGAGACCTCGACGAACGTGGTCGCACGCTTCGGAGAAAGCGACACCTTCCCGGTGGTCGGGCTGGACTCGGTTCCCGCTGCGTTCTCCGCTGCGTTGGCAACGGTCGATCCGGTGAGGAGCTTCGGCATGTCGATGTTGCCTTGCAGTCCGGTGAGGAACTGGGCGCCGAGGCCGCGAACGACGAGGCGGGCATAAAGCAGGTCGATGAAGCTGACGAGATTCGTCTCGATCATGGTGCCTCCCTGGTTGCCGCCACTGCCGCCGGTGGCGGTCATGTCGCGCCGTCCGCTGTGGTTGAGCACAACCGCAGGGATGTGGAAGTTGCCTTCGAGGTTGATGCCGCTTTCGCGAGCCTCGCGGGTCGCTTCCTGCTGCATCTCGCGCTCGATGCCGCTCAGTCCCGCTCCGCTGATGATGGAGGCCAGGCCGCGGGTGATCGAGAAACCGGAAACATCGCGTGCCTCTTGGCGGGACAGATCGCTCGGAGCATTGCCAGGCGAGTATGCGCCTTGGCGTTGGAGCAGGGCGTTGAACGCTTGCTCGCGGAATGCGTCCGGGGTGACCCCCTCGGCAATCGCACGGTTCGCGCTGATGTCGATGCCATTGGTACGGGCTTGGTCAGCGATCTCTTGGATCGCGGCGTTGCGGCGGCGTTCGGTCTCGACTGCGGAGCGGGCCGCGTCCTGTGGGGATGGCTCGTTCGTGACGACTGGGCGAGGCGCAGGCGCAGGCTCGGAGCGGGTGGCGACAGGTGCGGGCGTTGGCTCGGGAGCGGGAGTTGGCTCGGGAGCGGGAGTCGGGCCGGCTGCACCGCGTTCGCCCTCAGGGAGAAGCAAACGAAGGGTGTCGGTGGAAGCATCGTTGTGGAAGGCGATGCCGAGGGCGCGGAGACGCGCAAGGATTTGTTCACGGTTCATGGTATTTGAAAAAGTTTGTTGTTGTTGGTTCGCAGGGCTGGAAGCACCCCGGCCGACCCCTACGGAATCATCGGCGGGAATGGAGACGATGCTGATCTCGAACGGCTCCCAGTCAGTCACCCGGACGGATTCCACTCCGCCGGATTCGTTCACGGTCTCCGTCTTGTGGACGCGGTAGCCGACCGAAACCAATCGGCGGATACCATCCTGCACATCCTGGAAAATTTCCTCGGCCAAGGCGGACTTGCCGAAGCGCACCACGGCCCGGCCTTTCTTGTCCTTGTCGATCACCGCGCTCTCGACGACGCCGATCTGGCGGCCGCGGTCGTGATCTAACAGCAATGCCCCACCATTGTTCAGCCTGCCCATGCGGACGGCGGATGGCTCGTGGGCTAGCACCTCGGAGCCGAACCAACGCTCGACGGGTGCCTCGGAAGAAAACGAAAGGGGCACTGTCCGTGCCTGCCGGTCGACCGCGGCGCGATCCAGCTCAAACGTCCGGAAACGTGTGTCAGCATCCATCGGCGCGATTGCTTCGCGCGTGGACAGGCGAAGGAATGGATTGTGACGTTTCGGCTTCACTTGGTCATTCTCCAGTGTCAATTTCCGCAACAACGGGCTTTCCTTTCGGCGCATCCTCCAATTCGGGAAGCGTGACCCCCATCAATGCGAAAAGCTCCTTGTCAGCTTTCTGGGTGCGTGCCACGTCGTAGATGTCACCGCCTTGCTCGCTGATGACTTGACGAAGGGATTTCTGCCCGGAACGCACCGCGAGGATTGCCGCCTCCATATCCTTCTTCGGGTCAACCCATGCCCAGCGGCGGCCTTGGAATTCCGGCACGTCGAATTTCCACATCTTCCCAAACGGCAAGCCGAGCCGCCCGGAAAGCAACTCGATCATCAGCCAATCGGAAAAAACCGGCTCGCAGAAATGCTCGATCAAGTAGCGTTGCAGGGATTTCCAGACCTCGCGCTCCTCGATCAATCCGGCACGGATCGAGGAGTAGTTCACTCCCTCAAGGTCGCTCGAAAGCGTGTTGTAGGAAATGCCCAGCGAGGTCGCCACGCCCCGCAGCATCGACTTCACATAGTCCCCGTATCCGGCATTCGGATGATCGGAATCCCAGCTTTTGAAATCCACACCCATGGGCAGCTCCTCAATGGTGCCGGGGCTGGCATCCATCGCCAGATTCCCGTCCCCATCGACTTCACCATCCCATCCGTCGGGAGTTGTTTTTGTAAAAAATCCCATCTTCGCCGCACCCGTCCGGGCGGCTACGAGTTCGGCCTCGGTATACCCGTCGAGCATCTTGAGCCGCTGCATCGAAGCAGTCAGCCACGGCAGGCCGCGCGACTGGTCAACCCTGTCGCTGATGAAAAGGTGATGGATGTCAGCCGCCGGGATCCGCTCGCGCCGACGGCTTTGTGTCTGGAAATCCACATCACCAGGGTGGTAGGCAAGCAGGTGATACGCCACGACGGCACGGTTGCGGTCCATCTCCACGCCGAAGCGAACATCGTTCCCGTTGTCCGCAATGAAATGCCCCTCGGTGTCCAGCAAGTCCGCCTCGATCACCTGCAAGCGCAGGCCGTCGCGGTTGCGGATTTTCCGGATCAGGATCTCCCCGTCGCGAGCCATCGCCCGGATGACGATACGCTGCACGTCGCGCCAGGTGTGCCGGTTGCAGGCCGTGCATTTCCCTGCCCGTCCCCATCTCCACCAGGCATTCTCGATCTTGTCGTTCGCGATTTCATCGAATTTCTCGGAACCATCCGCATTGGTTTCCTTGATCCGCATCTGGAGGGAGATGCCGCTCTCTCCGATCACGTTGTTTTCCAATGTCCGCAGGAAGCCGCGCCACCATTCGTTGTTCCGCTCGAGGTCGCGGGAGCGGTTGCGGATGGATGAGAGGTTCCCGCGCATCGCCGCGTCCGCACTCAGCGGCGAGGTGATCCAATCCATGCCGAGTCGACCGCCGCGCCCTGCGGAGAACGCCCCCGCGAAAGAGGTCTCGTCGAGCGAGCGTTTCGCCGGCGCCGCCAGCGTTCGGAACTGTTTGCTTTCTGGATCGAATTTCAACATAGCGGAAAGCGGACTTTGATTGTTCGCCGGGCGGTGGGTGTGATGAGGGAAAGGATCTGCCTTTCCTCCTGCCTCCAATGGTCGCGCTCCGTGCGCAGCTTCCCGATGTCCGCCAGCGAGTAGCTCTGGTCGCCGAAGGAGACCGATTGGTTGGACTTGCCCGCCAGCTTCAGGATCGTCGCGCTCAGTGCGGCGATGACCTCCTGCACCTCAGCAAGCCTTTCTTCGTTCGTGAGTGCGGGCATTGCCGATTCCGCCGTTGTCAACCGATCACCATTGGTTCACCCAGCCGCCCGCTTTCCTGGCTGTCCGCTTCTTTTTCGGCTTGGCCTTTCCCTCCTCGGAATCCTTCTCCGGAACGATGGATTTCCGCAGCTTCTCCCAGCTGATGTTCAGGGTGGCCAGCGCCCCGTGGTTGTAAACGCGGCAGTCCAGCGCCTCGTTCCGCGCCTTGCTTGGGTTCTCGAATTTCGAGAAAGCCACCCCGTCCCGATACCTCGTCACTTTCGTTTCCGAAGTCAACTGCCGGAACCACGTCTCGTCCCGGTCGCTGGGAAAGTGCATGTATCCCGGCCCCAGATCGGCGCTCGTCAGCCGCGAGTAGATGAGCTCCTTCGCCGTATCGGTGCCCACAGAGAAAAGGGCTGCACGGATTTTCCCTTGTCGGGTCGGCCGGGACACGATGGGAATCCCCGGCCCGCCGCGGCCTTTCGCCGCGAAGATTTTCAGCCGCTCGCGTTTTTTCGTGAAGGCATAAACCGATTTCGTCTTGTGGCCGGAGTCGATGAATGCGGCCGTGATCCGAAGCTCGGCTCCGCCTGGGTGCCGCCATGTCCGCTTCATCTGCGCGTCAACCTCGTCCTGGATTTCCGGCCTGTTGAAGTCCCCCATGATGACGACGTAATCCAGCGACCAGCTTTCCTCCCCCACTCCCCACCCGACGAACTCGATCTCGATCCGGTCTCCCTGCACGTCCGCGCCGGCCGTGATAATCAGGCAGCCTTCCGGGCATTCGCCCCAGTTCTCACGGCGCGCCATCAGCGGTTCCCATGCCACGGACTCGCCCTCATCCTCCCAGGTCTCGGCAAGGAATGTGTTCACCCATGTCCGTAGCGTCTCTTTCCCCTTGGCCTTGGCCGAAAGATTCTCGACAACCATCTGATGAAGCCGGGACTTGTATCCCTTCTTGTGCCGGAACAGCGAGGCGATCCCGCTCAGGTGATAGCCGCGGACCGTCCTTTCCGGAAACTCGGCAACCCACCGGCCCGCCTTCACCAAACCGCGGCGTTGCTCGTCGGTCAGCCTCGCCTTGCACCCGGCGCATTCATACCAGGCATCGGAGCCGTCGGTGGCCTCGAACTTCACCTGCGACCAGTTCAACACCTGCTCGTGCGTGCATTTCGGACAAGGGCACCACCACCGCCGCTGGTCGCTGCCCTCCCACTCCGCCTCGATCCTCGACCGGCCTTTCACCGTCGGGGTGCTCGTCATAAAAATGACCGCATTCCAAAACGTCTCCGTGCGGCGAATCGCCAGGGCGCATGGATCGCCCTCGCTTCCGGCGCTCGGCGGGAAGCGGTCAACCTCGTCGAGAAGCACCACCCGCCTCGGCCTCGATGCCAGGCCGGACGGCGCGTTCGCTCCTGCAATCGCGAGGTTGCCGCCGGGGAATGTCTTGTGCAGGATCGTGTTCCCGCTGTCTCTAGACTTCACATCCGCGACCTTCCCATGCAGCGCCGGCGTGTCCCTCACCATCGGCGCGAGCCGCTCCTTCGACCAGCTTTCGCCCAGGTCAATCGTCGGTTGAACCATCAGCATCGGTGCGGGTTCGATATCAATGAAGTAGCCGACGACGTTGTTCTGGCACTCGGTCTTCGATAGCTGGCTCGCCACCATCAGCACGGTTCCCGTCGCCGTCGGATCGTTCACCGAGTCCATCCACTCCACCGCGTAAGGCGTCATATCCGTGGAGTATTTCCCCGGATGCGCCGAGCTTTCCTCCGACAGAACCCGTCGCTCGTTCGCCCATTCGGAAACAGTCATCCGCGGCGGCGGGGCGAAGACCGCCAGCCATGCCCGCCCAATGTCTTGCATCGCGATGTTCATCAGCGATCCCAGTCCATGTCACCCAACGCCAGCAGCTCACGCAGGCAGGAATCCTTCTCCTCATCGGAAAGCGGCATGTTCAGGATCCGGTTCCGGAGCGCGACCAGCACCTTCTCCCCGAGCCGCTTCACCGCCGCGATCTCAACGAGCTCACCCCGGCTCCGCGCATTCTTCAGCGCAATCGAATCCGCTTCCTCCCTGATCTTCCTCAACCGCTCCGCCTCGATGTCACCACCCATCGCCGCCTTGAACAAATCCCGGATCCGGTAGGTCTCGGCTCCCGCCGCCCTGCCTCCTGCGATCTTCCCGTCCGGCTTGATCTTCATCTCGGCTATCGCCTTCTGGATCGTGTGCCTGTCGCAGCCCGTAGCCTTCGCCCATCCCGAAACTGTTACCGATTCCATCGGCGACCTGCGGCTTGTCAATGGGCACCACCTACCAGCGCAGCAGGAGGGATTCGCGTGGCGGATCCAAAAAAAACAAACACTAGGAAAATGCCGTGAGACAACACACTGCGGTCGGCACCCTCCCGGGAGAACCTACCCGCTGCATTTCGCACGATATGAGCCTGCACGGTGGGTGGAAATGGGGCGGAATAGATATGAAATAACATATCTCTGCCGAGTGGGGGAAGATATGCCGGAAAATCGATGGGCGGAGAAAGACGGTTTCAATGTTCGCCGTGTTCGCTACGGTCTAGGTTAGTTCGTAGAATTTTTCTCCGATTCTTTACCGAAAACATCTACTGGAGAAAGATCGCTAAGAGTTACCCGAATCACGGCGAACACGGAAAAGCGGGGGACACAAAGATCGTGCGTCGCCACCTAACAGAATCCGCGAACCATTCCGAAACGACCCAAAAAATACGGGTTTTTACCGGTGGCCGACAGGCTTTTTGGGCTCGTTTGTGAGGACGGAATGATAACAACCACCGACTCTCGCAGATATGTCGTCAAACCAGCCGCCAAGGAGGCGCGGAGGGCGGCAAAAAGTGATTTTTTCCACTAGATTCTCGGATGTAATTTCGTCTTTCAAGGGCTCAAATTAATCCGTTTTCGTCCGACACAATAGGACGTTGTAAGTTTTTTTCTAAATTCCTAAGTTTTTCCTTGTTGTCTTTGTCCGACAATGCCAGCTTACGTCCGACATGAGCGACGACGCCTTTACCACAATCACATTCCGGCTCCCATCAGAGATGAGGGAGAAATTGAAACTCAGATCCACCGACGAAGAACGCAGCGAGGGCGGATTCATCCGCTTCCACCTGGCGAACATTTTGGCGACGTCGGAAGCCTGCGAGGACGAGGACGCCGAACAGCCCACCACCTGACCCATTTCCCCATCGTCCAGCGCGTGGGTGGCGACCACGGAAAACAATGCCTGCCCTAGTGGCTTCAAAATTCATCCCGTAGCCGATGGGGATCTTTCCCGAAACCGAAAAACCGAAACAATGCACACCGCACCTTCACAACATATTTTGAGATTCCTCGGGATCGCGTTCCGCGTCATGGAGACGGAGGATGGGCTGCTGCTGCGTGCGCAGGACGTCGCGCTTGCCGTCCGTGTCCGGGATGTCCAGCGGGAGTGCAAGGGGAGAACGATCGCGAAGCACTGCCACCAAATCCGCGTTCCATCCGGGTTTGGTTATCGTCCCTACCCGTTTCTGACCATCGAGGGAGCGGTTGCGTTTTCGCACCTGTCCCGCTCACCTGAAAGAGCCGAAGCATTCCGGGAATGGTTGAAGCAGGATTTCCAAGACCAGCTGGGTGCTGCGCTTCTACCCCCGATTTCCGCCCTGCCCCTCCTCTCGGTCAATTTTAATGGACGCACGATCCGCCGGGCCGATGCCGAGGGCGCCACCCTGTTAAACGCGCAGGACTGCGGACATGCAATCGCCGTCTGCAATCTCAAAAAGGTCGCCGCCATGCTCCTCGATCCAAGCCACTCCCGCGAGATCTCCCTCCCGTGCGGAGATGGCGAGGTGACGCATCTCTACCTGACAGTGGAGGGAGCGGCGGAGCTGTCGAAGCTCTCGCCTGACTATGAGACGCCGAAAGCCTTCCGCGCCTGGCTGAAAACGGATTTTCCCCCGAACCCATCACAACCATGAACACCGACACCACCACCACCGCACCCCTGCTGAGCGCCACCAAGCTGGCCTCGAAGATCAACGTCAGCCGCGCGGTCATCATGACCTGGTATCACAGCGGGTTGATTCCCGCCGAGATCGCCGTTGGGAAGGTCTACCGCTTCGACGAGCAGCGTGTTCGTGCCGTGCTCAAGGAAAAAGCGTCACCAGACCACAACCCCATCACCACCAACTGAAATGATACCCGAACTATACCCCGCCCTGATCCTAATCCTCTCCGGAGCATTGCTCGGCAGCGGGATCACCCTTGCCATCGTGCGCAACCGCACCCGCCGCATCGAGGCGGAGTCCTGGCAGGCCGCGAGACGCTTCTACATCCGCATCAATTCCGATGCCTGAACAATGGGGAGGAATGCCGCACTCCCCACCTTCACCCCCACGAATCTCACCAAGTAAAAACACGAAATACCACCAATGAAACTAAGCGAAAAAAAGACCGGGACATTCATCCCCCACCCAGAAACCGAAGGCACCGTGAAAGCGGTGATCGTCGATATCACCCCGACCGAAACCAAGCAATCCCAATATGGCGAGCGCGAGGTCTTCCGGCTCGTCTATGAGACCGAAGTCAAGGACGACGAAGGCATCCGCTTCTGCGTCTGGTCGAGGCCATACACACCGTCCCTCAACGAGAAGGCGAACTTCCGCAAGGACTTGAAGAAGATCCTCGGCCGCGATCTCACGGCCACGGAGCTCGCCGAGTTCGATACCGAAGGGCTGCTGGGTAAAGGCGTCAAGCTGATCGTCCAGCACGAGGAAGGGCAGGATGGGAACACCTATTCGCAGATCAGCTTCATCGGCCCCGACAAGGATGCCGCGCTGAAGCCCTCCGGGAAATACACCCGGAAAAAAGACCGCGAGGACAAGGGCGCAGGCGGCAACCAGGCCGGATACCGGAAAGCCCCGGCGGCCGAGGAAGGCGCAGGCCGTGAGGACTGGCAGAAATGCAAGGTTCACGTCGGCAAGCACGCCGGGGTCGATCTTGGCGACCTCGACATGGAGGCCGTCCAGGCACTCATTGAAAAGTGGCTCCCGCAGGCGAAAGCCCAGGCCAAGCCGAAGGCCGACGACAAGCGCCTGATCGCCGCGCTCGATGCCGTTGATGCGCTCCTGAAAGAGGACGCCGGAGGCACCACCGAAGCAGAGGCCGCACCCGAACCCGAGCCGGAATACTAGGATGCCCACCATCGCCGAGATCATGGCGAGGAAATCCGCCGTCCGTGTTGAACGGGCGGCGGAGGACTCCGGGCCGCAGGAAGCCATCGACCGCATCGACCCGCCGGGAAAACGGAAAGGGGCGTTGATCCTGAACGATGCGCCCCCAGCCCCTCGACCGTCACCGCCGCAACCGCCATCCGAACCGGAACAGCGTGCATTGCGGGCCACGGCTGGCGAAGTGATCGATGTGACACCGGTGACAGCCACGCCGGCGCAAGCGGCATGGCACCGGGCCAGCGTCTGCCTGGAGTCGGATCTCTGCCTGGTGATGGATCCCGACAGGGAGCTGAACCCGGAAACCGTCTGGCTGGCAGTGCGCCACTCGGACGACAAGAGCCTGCCGCCCATCCTGATCCATCGCCTGCCCTACCCGATCCAATACCCGGAACCGCCACCAACGGACGAAAGCCCGTTCTGACCGTCCGCGAGCACCTCGCACAGGAAGCATGGGAGAAACGCCGAAGGAAATGCCCGCCCACCGACTGCCCCACATGCTTCCACTCTTTTTACCGATCACTCTTCATCGGCTGCTGCTTCTGCACCGGCCACATCAAACACGGCGCACCAAAGTCGTTCCCGAATCTCAGAGAAAAGAACACACCACCACCATGACCACCACCGAAGACACCACCACCGCCCTGATCCTGACCGGATCGGGATATGATCTCACCATCGCCCCGGAAGCCCTCGCCAGAAAAGCGGATCTTCTCGCCGCCGCATCAGCGGTCACTGCGGTGAGAGACAACACCGAAAGCGCTGTTGCCCAGCGCCACATCCGCAACCTCGCCCAGCTCCGCATCCTGACCGAGAAGAGCCGGAAGGAGGTCAAGGATCCGGTCAACCGCATCGGCAAGATGATAGACCAGACCGCAAAGGACTTCATCGCGGCGATTGAAGGCGAGGAAAAGCGCATCGCCCGCCTGGTCGGAAGCAATGCCGAACTCGTTGCCGAGGAGCGCCGGAAGAAAGAGGCCGAGGAACGCCGCCTTGCCGAGGAATCCCGCCTCTCCCGCGAATCTGCCGAACGTGCCGCCGAGGATGCCGCGAACAAGGCCAGCGTCTCCAACGTCATCGCCGCAAAGCAGGCGGAGGCGGATCGCCAAGCCGCACTGGCCGTCCGGATGGATGCCGCCGACGAGACCGCAGCTACGAAGGTCGCCGATGGCGTGCGCTTCACTTGGGATTACGAGGTCGAGGACATCGCCGCATTCTACGCCGCCGAACCTGACCTTGTGGAACTCACCCCCAAGCGCGCCGCGATCCTCGCCGCGATCAAGGAACTCGATGCCGAGGAAATGCCCCTCGAAATGGATGGAATCCGCATCTTCAAGAAGCCAGTTGTCTCCACCCGCTGAAATCTCACCAACCAACCAAAATGAACACCAAGAACATCAAGCAAACCCTGATTTGCGACCTCACCGACAAGGAACGCCAAGAATACGGGATCACACTCGCGACAACCCTCGGCGACCGCGAAGACATCGAAGCCGAGAAAAAAAAGCACGCTGACCATTTTAAAGACCGTCTCGCAGGCTTGCAAGCAACTGCTGATCTACTTTCCCGAAAAGTCCG